TATTCCACACAAACAATTACATAGCTTTCCCCACAAACAATTCCCCAATTTTTTCAAAACCCCGCCCCTTTTCCACAACCCCCACCCCCTAAAATGACCTAACCATTTGATTTAAAACACCCCCGGGGGTATATATATCAAAAATCGAAAACCTATGGGTTGACGTGCCGGAAGATTACAGCCACCTGCCTAAATCCCCTAAAGAAGCAAAGGCTTCGGGGTCCCTATATTATTTCACTGGAAAGCCCTGCAAGCGTGGGCACGTAACAAAGCGCTTCACGGTTGCGGCTCGGTGTTGTGAGTGCCATGAAATTTCAAGAGAAAAATACCTTAAAACCAACCATGGTCGTGAGATTAGCAATAGGCAAACCCGTGCTTGGTTTAGAACACCCAAGGGATTAGCGTATTCTAGAAATAGGAACGCGAATAGACGTGCCCTTAAAAATGATGCAACCCCGGAATGGGCGGACTTGGATGCCATTAAGGAATTCTACGCAGCCTGCCCCGAGGGCTACCACGTAGACCACATCATACCTCTCAAGAACGGGGTTTTCACTGCTTTCCATTCCCTTGAGAATCTCCAGTACCTCCCGGCACAAGAGAACATTTCAAAGCACAACAAGATAGATCCCCTCTCCCTTAAGCACTATCCCTGTTGTGTTCTTCCTGAGTATCGCAGTTATGTGTCCCCTCAGTCGGCGGGTGCCTTGTCGGGGTCGGAAAAAGACCCTTGACTTCCCCGGCACAATCCTTTAGATTACACAAATCGCACGTTCATGCGATCTACTCCAACTAGAGATGAGGACCCTTCGGGGTCCTCATTTTGTTTTTATACCCAATCTGATATAATGGGCTTAGTTTTCATCAAACCCAAGAAAGAATCTCAAATGGCCACAAAAGAAAAGGGCGGCTTCGGCGGAGTTCCGGGCGGCGGTGGTTTTGAGGGCCAGCAGATTGGCGGGCGTGGCAGAACCGCATTTGGCTCCCAAGATGCTGCCAGAGGTAGGATGAACCGGCTGGCTGGCCCCTATTCGAAAAGTGCGGAGGTTGGCGCTCCGGTTGGTCGCCCGGGCTTTCGCGAGAAGACTGGCGGACAAGGCATTGTGGCGTTCAGCCCTCAGTACAGGGCCTCCTACCCGGGCTCCCCGGTTGCTTCTGCCAAACCCACCACTCTCCGTCCTCGCCCGGGAGCAGCCATTGCGGCTCCTGTTGTTGCGTCCCCTGCGGCTGCCGCCCCGATCCCGAAGGCAAAGCCCCCGGGTCTTGGCACTCGCACTACCACCCCGGCACAGACCACGAAGAAGGCTGCTGCCCCCTCCAAAGAGACGGCCTACCAACGTCAGCAGAGGATTGCGCGTGAAAAGGATGTTCTAGCGCCCAAGTCCGCATCAAGGTCTCAGGGCGCAACCAAGTCTGCGTCTCGCACAACCAAAACTTCCACCCGCACTTCTCAAACACCCGCACAGAGGGCTCAGGCTGCTCGTCGTGCGGAACGTAGCGGTCCATAAAGAAAGACAAAAGAATGGCTGACAAGGCATTTAAAGACAAAACATGGGGCGAAGTTTTCTTCGGCACAGAAGAGGATCGCAAACGCGCCAAGGATGTCCTCAAGGAGATGCGTCCCGAGGGACGCTATGAGCTTCCCAAGCTTGGGATCGTGCCGATGAAGACGGAAACCGCAAGCGGCAAGGCTGACCTTGAGAAGCCAAAGAAGGCTTCATTGCCAGATAAGGGTGTCAGGAAGCCGGTTGTTTCCTACCAGAAGACGGTGGTTGCTGTTTCTGAAAAGCCGAAAGCCCCGATGCCGAAGGCAAAGCCAGCAGATCAGAAGCCCGCAGCCCCGAAGGCTGCCAGTGACAAGTCCCGTGTTGCGGGGAAGATGACGAATTTCGAGCGGATGAAAGCCCGTCAGTATGAGAAGGAGGGCTATGGTGGCCGTTCTCTTACAGCGGAGGGCGCAAAGGCTCAGGTCGCAAGGGAGCGTGGTTATAAGCTCCCCAGTCTGAAGCTCCCCACATTTGGAAGCAAGAAATCTGAATCCAAGCCATCTAAGCCTAGCAAGCCTTTTGACGGTCAGTTTAAGAGCGAAAGGGCGAAGAAGTTCGCCAAGAAGCTTCAAGGGCGATCAAAGTAATTTTAGCACCTGTAAAACCAAGACCCCGAAGGAGAGATCTTTCGGGGTTTTATTTTTTTTCAAAATAAATCTTGACACCCCGGCACAAACCCTTAAACAGGAGACTGCATGTTCACGAGACTAGAACCACCAATTCCCATGAACACCGTTAAGGGCGACGGACATGCCTTTGCGGTCATCGACTACGGCTTCGAGCACGACCTGATCTGGGTTGTCGTGCTTGATGAAACCAGAGAGATCTGGTGCATACCCAACCCAGAGGTGCGTTTTCAGAAAAACTGGACAGCGGGGCGAAGAGATGCGTGAGTCTATCGAAGATGACAGCGGCATGATCCGCAAGCTGTTTGCCGAGAATGCAAACCTTAAGAACGAGATTCAACAACTTAAACGCGAGAAGGCCGCATTGCTCTCCGAACTTTTGGAGATGCAGCGAGCCGCCCATGTAGAAAGGGGCCAACGATGACCTGTGCCAAATGCAACGACGAAATCTCCAACCTTCACAAGCTGCTTGTATCTGCTCTCAGCCAGATTACTAGCATGTATGAGCAGATCGACCGCCTAGAGGGGGAGAACCTAGTTCTCCGGCACACAATTTCCCACAGCGAAAAGATGAACGCCGAGGTCCGAAGCCTCATGGAGGGGAAATGAAGAGGGCGCTAGTCTTTATCGCGGCACTCTGTTTTTCCAGCCCCGCTTTCGCCGAGTCTGTGCAAGACATGGTGAGGAAGGAGGCTTTAAAACAGGGTGTGCCGGTAAGTCTGGCCCTCTCCATTGCCAAGCACGAGAGCAACTTCAAGTGCTCTGCAATTGGCAGGCAGGGCGAACGCGGTGTAATGCAGATCAAGCCAAGCACTGCGAGGGGAATAGGATACAGAGGCCCCGCTTCGGGGTTGAATAATTGCCGGGTTGGTATACACTACGGGATGATCTATCTCCGTATGGCGTATAAGCAGGCTGGAGGAAACGTGTATAGGGCAGCAATTCTGTATAATGCTGGCCTTGGGTCAAAGAGAAAGAAGAGCAAGTATGCCGAAAAAATCACCAAAACAGGAAGCTCTTACAGACGCAATAGCGGACATGAAAGACGGAGATATTGATGTTGCTATGATTCTATATACGAAGGAAGATGGGCAGAGGGCTTACCTCCACCCGTTCGAAAGCGAAGTCCATGCTCTGGAGTTTCTGGAGGTCATGACTTCATCTCTACGTGCCGACATAATGGAAAAGATAATCAGGAGGTCTGTAAATTGAAGACGATCAACGATCCAGTCGAATTCTCTGCGTGGCTCAAGAAGTCAAAGCCGGGCGACAAGGTTAAGTATTATGACGGGCTTTTGATGAAAGACCGTCAGCACTTCTTCGCGACAACGGCATTTACCGGCAAGATTCCGGATGGATTGGCGACCGCGAAGTCAGCTTGGACTGCCTTCACGGACGGTTTGGTTTACTTGGTTCAGAAGCGCAGGGATGCTTTCGAGTATGACTACATCGCCGTCAAAGCCTAAAGCATTTGCCTTGGAGACTATATATGTGTGGGGTGAATCCTTGCCAGACGCAATGAACCATGCTATAAGCTTGGAGAAGTTCGGCTGGAGAATACAGGGAAACCCCGCACCTATGTTCTTCGATGGAAAGTTCGGCACCGGGGTTTCAATATCGAGGATCAAAAATGCAGATGGTTAACCGGGAACTAAAGATTGACGTGGCAAAGCTTAAGGGTAAGGGGCTTATGCTCGCCACGCCAATGTACGGTGGCATGGGTAATACCATGTATTTCTCCAGTGTGCTAAGGCTTCAGGACCAGTGCCTACAGCGTGGCATAAAGTTCGAGCATTGCTTTATGATGAACGAGTCCCTCATCGACCGCGCTCGGAATGGCCTTGTTCACGAGTTCTTAACAAAGAGCACGGTGGATTACCTGCTGTTCATAGACGCAGACGTTGAGTTCCGCCCCGAGGACATCCTAGCGATGATGTCCTATGAGAAGGAGCTTATTGCTGGCCCGTATCCCAAGAAGCACATCAACTGGCCGATTGTGATTGAGGCCATAAAGCTCGGCATCGAAGATCCAAACTATCTCTCCCGCTTGGTTGGTGAATACGTGTTTACCACCTTGGACAAGGAAACCAAGATGGAGGAGATCGTCAGGGTTTCTGAGGCCGGGACTGGAATGATGCTGATCCATCGTTCTGTGTTCAAAAAGCTTAAGGAAGCCTTCCCCGAGAACTACTACGAATCAGATCACTCCCGTGACGTTCTGAGTGGGCTAAAGAAGGAAATGCACGCTTATTTCCGCACGGCCATCGAGAACAACAGGTATCTCTCCGAGGACTACTATTTCTGCCACAAGTGGCGTGAGATCGGTGGGGATGTTTGGTTGTTCCCGTGGGCAATAACCACCCACTACGGCACATACGGATTTCAGGGGTCCGTTGGGCACCTTGTAGATGTCATGCGTAAGGTAAACGAGAGGGATAAGAATGGTTGACCTTGAGCGTCGAATGGCAGAAGCTCTTGAGGGGAGCTTCTTTTGGGAGCACACCAAGAATTTCAACGAGCCCGTATGTGCTGACAGCCTGAAGATAGTCAAGTTGCAGCGTCAGTTTGCAACCCCGAAAAAGCTTGGTCAAGGAAGAAAGGCGCTTATAAGCTCAGAGAAGATTGCCAAGCTTGCCGAGAAGCGGTCTGCATTGACCGCCGACAACATCAACGACCGCAACGAGTACGTGAAGCAGACCATAGATGTTATTGTCGAGGCAGTCTCCGAAACTTACAAGGTTGCGGTGAGCGATATCGTTTCCTCAAGCCGGTTCTTGGAGGTTATGATCCCGAGGCACCATATAGTGTGGGGCATCCATCGTTACATCCCCGGGGTTTCACGGTGTGATATTGGCAGGGCTGTTGGTCGGCACCATTCAACTGTGATTCACTCGATCTCGCAGTTCGAGAAGCTCAGGAAGTCGTATGAGTCTCAGGTCGAGGCGGTCGATAAAATCATGGGTTATGTGCCGGGGTAGCTCAGTTGGTAGAACAGTCGTTTGCTTGCAACTGCTCTACAGCCGTGGTATAATTCTCCTGAAGCATTGGCAGTGATGCGCCGGATTTGTAACCCGGATAACTCAGTGCAACTCTGGGCGGGAGAACCAAGTGACAAAACAAATGATGACTTGTGCAAACTGCGGTTTGTCAAGGCCGAAGAGAAAAAGCAGCTATAATAAGTATTGCTCAATTTCCTGTCAGCACCAGCTTCAAACAAAAGAAAGAGCAGCCAAGTGGCTTGATGGGTACAATAATTTTGACAACAGGGCGATTCGGTCAATACTAAAGCTGTTAAGAGGGGACCAGTGCGAGGTTTGCAAGATAACCGAATGGAACGGGGACAAGATTGTTTTTGAGGTTGAGCACAAGGACGGGAACAGTGACAATAATTCTCCCGACAATGTTTGCCTAATTTGTCCAAACTGCCATTCTCAGACCCCGACATACAAGGGCGCAAACAAGGGAAATGGCAGGCACTTCCGACGCCAGCGTTACGCCGAAGGAAAAAGCTATTGAACTATGCAGAACTGATCGACAAGATTCCAGACAGTGAGAAGCCGGAGATCCTCCGGCTTCTTCGTGCTTTGGACGAGGCAAAAGCCCGAGAGGCTGCTCAGGAAAACTACCTAGACTTCGTAAAGATGATGTGGCCCGGGTTCATTTCGGGGCGGCATCACAAGATCATGGCGGATGCCTTCGAGCGTGTTGCGAGGGGTGAGCTAAAGCGCCTGATCATCAACATGCCACCCCGGCACACGAAATCTGAATTCGCGTCCTATTTGCTCCCGGCTTGGTTCTTGGGCAAGTATCCACAGAAGAAGATCATCCAGACGGCCCACACGGCGGAGCTTGCGGTGGGCTTCGGACGAAAGGTGAGAAACCTCGTTGGCTCTCCTGACTACAACAAGGTGTTCAGCGACGTTAGCCTCCAGTCGGATTCTAAGGCTGCTGGCCGTTGGTCAACGAATAAGGGTGGGGAATACTTCGCTATCGGTGTTGGCGGTGCCGTTACAGGTAAGGGCGCTGACCTTCTGATCATTGACGACCCGCATTCCGAGCAGGAAGCCATGATGGGCCAGTTCGACGTGTCGGTTTATGACAAGGTGTTCGAGTGGTACTCCTCCGGCCCCCGGCAGCGTTTACAGCCGGGTGGGGCAATCGTCATCGTTATGACAAGATGGGCCAAGAGGGACCTTACCGGCCAGATTATTGACGCCTCAATCAAGAAGGAAGGATCCTCCGAGTGGGAGGTTATTGAGCTTCCGGCCATCATGCCGTCGGGAGAGCCGCTCTGGCCCGAGTTTTGGTCGATAGACGAGCTTCAGAAACTTAAGGTTGAGCTTCCCATATCGAAGTGGTCGGCCCAGTATCAGCAGGATCCTACGTCAGAAGAGGGTGCGCTCATCAAGCGCGACTGGTGGAACGTGTGGGAGGGTGAAAAACCACCTCCGGTTGAGGCTGTTATTGTCGCTATGGACACGGCCTTCTCCAAAACCGAGCGTTCTGACTACTCAGCCTGCGTCTGTTTTGGGGTTTTTAACCACCCAAACGCCACAGGAAAGCCCATTCCTAACCTAATTTTGATGGATGCTTGGAAGGATAAGCTGGAATTCCCAGAATTAAAGGCCACAACCGTCCAATATTACAAGGATTGGAAGCCGGATATGTTCATCGTTGAAAAGAAGGCTTCTGGTGCCCCACTGATAGCCGAATTACGCAATGCTGGCGTGCCGGTGCAGGAATTTACCCCGACCCGGGCGACTGGCGACAAGATTGTGCGTGTAAACTCGATCACGGACATCTTCGCTTCCGGTGTTGTATGGGCTCCCGACGAGCAGTTTGCGGAGGAAGTCGTAGAAGAGTGCGCGGCGTTTCCCTCGGGCGACCACGACGACTACGTAGACGCCGTAACAATGGCCCTTATGCGCTTCCGGCAGGGTGGTTTTGTGATCCCGACGGACGAAGAGGACATCGAGATAGCGCCCAAGTTCCGCAAAGCTGCCTTTTATTGATATAATAGGCCGAAAGAGAAAGATAAATCATGGCCGAGCCAACCATCCCGATTTCGCCAGAGTCACAGCCCGCGATTAACGTGGATCTTCCTGCGGAGGATCTCGGGCCGAACGTCACGCCAATGGAGGACGGTGGCGTCACCGTTGACTTCGGTAGTGCCGACCCCGAAATGGGGCCTCCCATTGAGCACGCCGCTAATCTGGCTGAATCTATGGAGGAGGGAGATCTTCGGTCCCTCGCCGAAGATCTGGTCGGCAACTACGAGGATGACGTTAATACCCGCGCCGACTGGGAGAAAGCCTATGTTCAGGGCTTGGACCTCCTTGGTCTAAAGATCGAAGAGCGTACAATGCCTTGGCCGGGTGCTTGTGGCGTTTACCACCCCGTTCTCACAGAGGCCGTGATTCGCTTTCAGGCTCAGACCATCATGGAGGTGTTTCCCGCCTCCGGCCCCGTCCGCACGAAGATTGTGGGCAAGGCCAATGATGAGCTTCTGAAGCAGGCAAACCGCGTTCAGGAAGAGATGAACTTCATCGTCACCGAGAAGATGCGCGACTACCGCTCCGAAACGGAGCAGCTTCTCTTCCGT